ATCAGCTCCTCGACTTCCTTCCTGACCAGCTCAATGGTGATTTTGCTCTGCCAGACCTGAATCATGTCGGCCAGCTTGGAAGCGATACCGGCCAGGGTCGTTTCTATCTGCATCTCGGTTTCCCGGTATATCTGCTCCTCTGACTCCTTGCGAATCTGCTCGGTGATGTTCTTTGAGGCCCATATAGCCAGCATATCCACCAGCTTTTGCTGGATACTGGCGAGAGTGGCTTCAATCTGCTTTTTAACCTCCAGGTAAACAGCCTCCTCCACTTCCTTCTTGACCAGCTCCATATTGTTCCGGCTGGCCCACACTAGGAGCATATCGGCCAGGTTGGAAGCGATGGCACTAATGGCTATGTCCCTCTGCTTGTAGGCCTCCAAAATGAGGGCTTCTTCGTGGCCCCGACGGATTTCTTCAATCAGGGTGCGGTTGGCCCAGTTCGCCAGCACATCGTCCAGCTTTTGCTGGATATACCGGAAGCCGGCCTCTATCTCGGCGGTTTCCACTTCCAGCTTTATTTGGGTCAAGCCCCTCACGATGATGTCGGCCAGGATTTGGGCTATGTCGGCCTGGAGGGACGCTTTCTCGGCCTCGGCTGTGGCCGCTTGCAGTTCCGCCTGGATAACCTTCAGCTTGGCCTCCTCGACGCCTATCTCCGCCAGGATGACCTTAACATTGGTCTGAGCCACCTGGAGCTTGGTTCGGGCTATCTCGACCGCCACCTTCTGTTGCTCGAATTTCTCCAGGAGTATCCGGGCCTCGATTTCCTTCACCCGGGCCTCCTCTTTCCTGACGGCCATTTCAGCCCTGGTTTTTTCCAGCTCGATGCGCTCCCATTCCACCTGGGCGGCATACTCCTTGGCGGTCATAATCAGGTCTTGCACTTGGACATCAAACTCTTGCGCCGCCAACTTGAGCTGTTCACCGGCAATTCTCATCGCCAGAACTTGACGCTGGGTTTCGTGCTTCGCCAGGGCGATTTGTTCCTCGACCTCGATGCCCTCCAGCTCCAACTGAAAGAGCAAACCCCGCATCTCGCTCTCAAAGTCGATGTCGGCGTCAAGCACCGCCAGATATTGCCCGATGGTGTTCTGCCCCAGGCCGTTCAGGACATTTTCCAGGGGAACCAACCCCTGGGCGTAACCAGCCGTGTCCAGGTTTACCCAAGTGGCCTGATTCCGGCCCTCGGTGCGCTCCGCTATGCCCTGTCTCTCAAGAGTGTCCATTTTTAACCCTTGGTGATGTATCGCCATTGGCGATGAGCTGAAAAGTTTTCATGCTTCTGCCAGGCCGAGTCTCGAACCGTCATGCAGTCGTCCCTGGCCTCCTCCAGCATAGAATTGAGCTTAGAGGACAATTCCTGGCTAAATAGTGTCCGTTCCAGTTCCGTGGCTATGATTTCGTGGAGCAGTTCAAAGTTAGTCCAGAACCACTTGAGGCCCAGTTTGTAGCCCTTCTCGTCCATCTCCAGGGCTTTTTTCATCTCCACCAGGGTCTTGCGAATCATGGCATCGTATTCGTCCAGGGTGGTCTTGGCCTGGGACTTTGCCAGGGTGACGGCCGCATCCGCCCGGACATATTCCAGGTGGGCCTGGTCACGGGTAATCTCCATCATTCTCAACTCATGCTGGGCCGCTTCCTCGTCCTTCATGGCCTGGGTGCGGCCCTTAATCTTGAGCAATTCCGTCAGGACGCTGGTTCTCAGGTAGTCCTGGTGGTATTCCGTATTCAACAGCTCGGCCTGTCTAATCTGATGGTCGGCCTCGGTGCTTGCTCTGATTTCCGTCGTGCGCCCTTCAGCTCTGGCAAGCTCGGTTGCGGCCTGCGCCCGGATGGTGTCCTCCCTGAGCTGGTTGTTCTCGATTTCCTGGATTCTCAGTTGGTGCTTGGCATCCTCGTCAAGCTCGTCCAGAATGGTCTTGATTTGCTGTTTGGTCAGCTCTGTCAGGTTTTGGGCCTCGATATACTTCCGGTAGGCCACATCTCTCTCGTTCTCGGCCAGACGGATTTGATGGTCGGCATCCTCCTGGGCGTCTTTCAACTCAATGCGCCGGTAGCCCAGCTCGGCAATCTCCTTTTTGACTTCGGCCTCCTGGGTGATTGCCGCCGCCTGGTCTATCCTGGCGTCGGCTTTCTCAACCTGGAGGGGAATCATGGCTTCCCGGACTTCGGCCAGCTTCTTCTCAGCCTCAATGACCAGGGGCAGAATGGCGGCTCTACGCTCCTCTGCCGCTACCAGGAGATACTCGGCGTCAATGAGCTTGTGAAGCTCTGCGATGATGGGAAGCTGGGCCTCAGCCGTCTTGACCTTCTCGTTTATCAGGGCAATCTCGGCCTCCAGGCTCAACCCCTCGGCTTCCACCTGGAGCTTCTTCCAGTAGTTGACTTCGGCCTCTATCCTGGCTTTCTCCTCGATGATGGCCGCTTGCCGCTTTTCCACTTCGGACTTCATTATGGCAAGTTCGGCTTGTCGGGCGTCAATGTCCAGCTCGGCCTCGGCCCTCTCCAGGGCCAGGGCGTTCTCGAGCTGGGCCTTATATTTTTCCAAGTCCAGCTTCGCCAGCCCGACGGCCACCTTCTGCTCGACCTCATCCCTTTGGGCCAGTTGCTTCAGACCCTCGCCATAGATTTTGGCGTTGGCCTTGGTCAGCTCCCTTTTGACCTCTTGGCCCAGGTTCACAATCATATCTTGGGTATGCCCTGATATTCCCAGGTGTCCCCGAGCGGCCAGGGCGTTCAGGGCGTTTCTGGAATCGTCCTGGTATTTACGGAGAATCCTATCTACTTCCAGACCCCACTTGGCGGCTTCATCCCTTGCGCCCATCTCTCACCATTGTCCCTTCGGTCACTTTCAAATGACCAAGCTCGTCGAAGTCCATAAAGTCCAGGACAAAATCCCGGCCCATAATTCTGCGGTTCCCCTTGAAAATCCTTCTCTCCAGGGACAGGTCGGCATAGGTATTGTCCACCGGCTCAGTCACCCGGAGCCGTGTCATAACTCCACAGTTCTCAGCCAACACCTTGCGTATCCGCTTCAAGCCGTGTTCTCCCAGGTTGGTAAACAGACGGACGCCCGGGCGGATGAGGGAGCCTTCGTCGTTCTGGCCCTCCAGGAGATAGATGCCGTCCCCTTTGGCCCCGTAATATTGGCCGTCAACCTCGATATACGAGTTGAACCCCCAGTTGGAATACATGGACGGATGCCAGGATTGGGTGGTGATTACCCAGGTTTCCGCCAGCTCGGTTTCGATTATGCCCCCCTCTCCCGGGTCGTAAATCAGGATGGGGTCGCTGTCTATCTCGCCAATGGCCCATTGAGGCAGAATCAAGGTGTTCTCGCCGTAAAGCTCCAGCAGGGCGTCGCTGGCAAACAGGAACGGCAGGGGGATGATGGTGTCGAAAGTGGCCTTGCTGTAGTAATACAGGAGGGCTCCGCTCTCGATGCTGATACCCCCCACAAAACTGATTATCCGCAGGAGGGTTTCGGTCAGCCCCCCATACATGAGGGTGGGCTGGCTCTCTATCTCCAGGATGGTCGGCTCGGTTATTACCGAGAAGGTGATACCATCTTCCCGCACATACCAGAGGGTTGCCTTTGACTGAATCTGTATGGCGGCGGTCGAAGGAACGACCGTCAGGCCGGAAGGATGGTAATAGTGGAGGAGGGCCGTGGACGCTATCTGGTAGCCCGGAACGATTTCTTCCAGGGCCAGGATGCCGGCGTGGATATACTTCACCAGGGCTTCGCTGGCGATGGTCAGGGCGGCGGGTGCGCCAAAGGTCAACCTGACAGGGGAGATATAGCGTAGGACAGCCTCGGAAGTGAGCTGAATGACCCCGATGGAGATAAAGCCCGAGGGGGCCACATACTTCAAGACGGCCTGGGATACTATGGGCTCTGCTTCTTCTCCTGATATTCCCAGGGCATGGTATTCCAGCCTGGCGGTGCTGGTGATTATTATGGGGAACGGTTCTTCCGAAATATCTTCGGTAGCGGCCCAGGAAATATATTCGAGGATGGCTTCGCTTTCAAGTTCAATTATATCGGCAGTCGGTAACGAAATGCCTACAACTGGATACAAGTTCAGGGTAGGAGCCGACTCTATCTCAATGGGTTCTCCCACGATGTAGTCCAGGAACTCCAGGTCGGCACTAAACTCTATCCAGCCATTTAGGGCGTCGGTTGTGTCTTCATTTTCTGGTAAATCTCCCACACTACCGTTTACGCCAATATTAATACCAGCATAATAAACAGAGTGTGCGGTGAGCTGGCGATAACCAAATTCAATAACTAGATAATCCCCATCTTGACAGGTGACAGGGGTTAACGTGCTAGGTGGCGGGAAAGCCCGACTCGTTAAGGTGTCACTAAATTCTAATCTTGAATCAGGGCTCAAGCTCGGTGAAGGCGATGGTGAAATAGATGGACTCAAGCTGGGAGAGATGCTTGAACTCGGGCTAATTGACGCCGATATACTGGGTGACAACGAGGGGGATAAACTCGGACTCGGTGATGGAGATATGCTTGGGCTTAATGACGGAGAGATGCTTGATGACGGTGACTGACTCGGACTCGGGGACGGCGATATGCTTGGCGATGGTGATGCGCTCGGGCTCGGGGACGGCGATATGCTGGGTGACGGTGACGCACTCGGGCTCGGGGAGGGGGAGATAGACGGCGACGGGCTGGGTGAAAACGAAGGTGATGCACTCGGGCTAAGGGAGGGGGAAGCGGACGGCGATATGCTGGGCGAAAGTGACGGCGAAACACTTGGACTCGGTGAGGGTGAAATGCTGGCACTTACAGAGAGAGAGGGTGAAACACTTGGGGAAATGCTGGGCGACAACGACGGGGAAGGCGACGGATAATGGGTTAGCAAATAGCCCCTGACTGTCTGGCCGTCGCTAGAAACTACTTTGATTACCAGGGCTCTGTGAGCCCTCATGGCCGCATTGTTAACGAAGACCCGGAAAAAGCCCTTGACTGTTCCAGATATTGTCTGAGCTTTTAATGGACTACTAGCTGAGGTTATAATTAATGGTGTGGCATTGGCTAAACCACACCCATCGGCATAATATGTGGTTAAATAAGTCCCCTCTCTAAGCGTTAATAGTTTTTGTCCAGCCGTATAAGCATCCCAATCAATCCATCTTGGACTAAGTATGGGATACAAATATGTTGAACTGGTTCCGACATAAAATCTTGTTGCCATTTATGGGCTCCCGTCGTAAAGTCCAGCTTCTATTAGTTCTTCTTTGGTGTGTGGTCTAACATATAACTCAAATTGGGGATATTGATTTTTTTCAGGATTGTCAACAAATGAAACAAAACTAATTTTAACGAACCCATCAGGAATTTCAGTTGGCTCACTCCAGGTTCCCGTCGGTATATATTTCCAATTCTTGGCCTTTTCGTAGTTTTCCTCATTATACAAAGCTCGTATGAACAATGTGCTTATAACTGGTGTATAATCATCATCCATTTCGCTATATGGTTCAGGTGGGTCTGGATAATCCCAAACACATTGAGCCTGGTTGTCTGCTTGCCATTCAGGCATCAAAGAACATATTCCCATTATATCATACAACTCCTCTTGATACGGGCCTCTTTCCTCAAAATAGCGATTAAGTTCTAATGTCTGCCACTTTACAATTATCCGTAGCACATAAACATATGGGCCAATACAAAAAATATAGTGGTTAACATGACGAGTGTATTGGCCGGTGGAATGGGTGCACCAATGTATGGTTATATAAGTGTTTATTTTAGTGAAAAGGCACCACCAGCCTGAGCCCTTCCATGTAAAATAACATGATGTATACCACCTCCCGCCAATTTGTTCACAAAATGTTTGCTCATAATAAGGTAGATTGCCCTCGTAAACCTTTATTTGTTCAGCTTTTGTCAACAGTTGCAAGGCTAAACCATCTGGCCCTTTTTCATCAGAGAGGGAGGCGGCTGGAAAATTCGTGTCGGCTCTAAAAAATTGGCAACCTTCTTTTACCTCATCTCCAATTATCTTGGCTATATTTTCGCCAATTCTAGGAAAGTTGTCCTCGAAGCCCACAACTGCGACGGGTTCTAATTTAGCCCCCGGGCTGGACGCTTGCATCAGCACCACCACTTCATCATCACACCTGAAGCTCCAATAGGCTCTCGTAAAGCATTTTTGTGTCTCATCAAAATCTTGTGCTTTTACCCAAGAAGTGTCCCAATATTGCGCTTTTGGGTGATAGAAAAGAGGGATATAGTCGCTTTCGCCATATCCCTCTATATCAACCTTCACCATTGAGGTTGCACCTGATGCTTCATCGCCTTCATCAACCCTCTTGAAGTCGGTAATCACCCCCTTGGCATAATTCACCCTTTGGACATTCTGGAAGCTCGGGTGGTCTAGCCGGTAGCTATCCTCCCCTTCCTGGCCCTCGGCAGGGTATTTCTTCCAAAGCTCCAGGTCAGCCATGGGCTCACCTTAAGCCGTGGTCGCCTGGTCTTTGGCTATGTATTGAACCGGCTGACTGGTGCTGACGGCCTGGGCCGTGGTCAGCAAGTCGGCCACGATAACTTTTTTGTGAAGGTCGCCAGCGAACAATGTCCCGGTGTTTGACTGCGCATAGACATTTGAGGTCGCCAGGGCGGTAACTTCCACCGTCAGGTCGTCGTTCCCGGCTCCGGTAATTTTGGTGGTGGCTTTCCCGGCGGCAACGGTGTAACCCCGGCCCCCATGGGCCAGATTGATTTGGGTGACAGCACCAGCGGCGGCGGTGACGACCAGCAGACACTCATCGGCTCCGCTCTCGACCAGCTTCACCAGGTCGCCCAGGGCATAGCCCGTGCCGCCAGCCGTGGGGGTCGTGTTGATGGTGCCGACCTCGCCCGAGATGAGAATATCTTCGTCGTTCTGCCAAGTGCCGGTGACATTCTTGAGAATCAGCCAGCCGGCGGCGGTGCCAGCCGCCCAGGAGCCCGAGAACAGCACCATGGCGGCAATCTCCCCGGTGGCTCCGGAAGACCCGCCTTTGACGACATCGCCCTCCTGAAGCTGGCGGTCATTGACTAAAGTGCCAGCATCGAAGGGCAGGACTTCCACCCAGCGATAAGCCCCGTAGATGGAATACCCGTCGGCAACATCGGTGGCGTTGAACACCCACTCCATGTAAGCGGTGGGCGGAGTTTGGGCGCAGTATTGGGCCTCTGCACGGCCTGAAGCGTTGGTGGTGATATACCATTGATTCAGGGTCAGGGCCGACATATTGACTGCGTTATCAATGGATTTGGTGGCGTAGGCCCGACCTCCTCCCGACGGCAACTCCTGGAAATTGGTAAACCCAACCCCGCCGTCCTGGGGGACTACATTTCGGAAAAGGCCCACTTTCTGAGGCAGACCGGCCAGGCCGAAAAGTTGCATCAGAATTTCGCCTTCATTGGGATAGAAACTCGGCATTGTTTATGCTCCTTTAGTGAAGTTTTCCGGTTGCAAATATCGTCTGCAGGGCGGCGTCCGGGGGTCTGAGGGGTGCGCCGGCCAGACTCATAACTATCTGCGGCTCCCCGTCTATCGTCCGGTAAAGACCAGCACCCTGGGTCTTGGGGTTGATTTTCAGCCTTCCTTCCGTCAAGTGGACTAAGTGGCCGGTGTTGGTTCCCACCACGATGCCCTTGGTTCCCATCCAGACGGGTGAGGGCAGTTGGCTCATGGTGCGGCTGATTTCGTAGCCGCCGCCTTCCACCAGGGCATAAACCAGCGTCCCCTCGATGGCCCCGTCGCCTACCCGGGTTATCTTCCATTCCAGGGGGCTGTTGCCTTCAATGCTCCAGGTGGAGTTGATGGAGCTGACAAAAACCCCCTGCATATAGGGGGCAACCATAATCAGGTCGTCGTTGAAGGGCTCGGTGTTGGCTTCCCGAAACCACTCATAGCGGAAGGGGTCGCTGAACCTCAGCTTGGAGCCTTGTGTCCCCCATATCCGGCCATGACCATAGGCCAGGTGTTTGAGGGCCGGAACTTGAGTGACCCCAAGGGTGGGCAAGGGCTGGGTGTAATAAGGTTCGGTTATCTCGCCTGAGTTGGGGGTAACAAGATAGAGGTCTTCGCCGTCGGGCTGAGAGAGCCAGAAGTAAGCATTGTCGGGAAGGTTGAGCAGTTTTATCCCCGACGCTCCCCCCTCCCATTCCACGGTGAGAATGGGTCCGTTACCACCCAACCTATCCCCGTCATAATAGGTGTAGCACATGGAATAGCGGCCAGCCGGAAGATTCCCAGCGCAAGGGATGGCGGCTGGGATGGGTGGCAGGGGCAAGCCCCATGAGGCCACATCGGTTCCATCGTAAACCTGTTTCCAGAAACCGTTGCTCAGATAGATTGTCCCTTCGGCCTCAGCATAATACAGGGGCGCACCGGTCGGCCCCTCCACATCGCAGATTTCCAGGGCTAATGGGGGGCTAAACTGGTGCAGGGCTGGGCCGTTGGAGCCGTCGGCCACGCAAAGGGCCAGACGGGAGCCTTTCCACAAGGAATGGCAGTTGGTCAGGGCGGTTATCTTCTGATAGCCTCCCCTGGGCTTCACTTTGTTGTCCAGCACATCGGCGTTCAGGACAATGCGGGGGATAACCCGTTGCCGGTCGTCGAGCTGGTATTCGCTCCCCTGGCGGAGATTGTTCATGCCGACGAAGCCGAAGAAGCGTTTATCCTTCATGGCAACGGATTCTTCCCGCCACTCCGCTTGGGCTTGCGGTTGATGGCAAAGCGGTTAATCATGCCAATGTCCCCCCGGGGAGAGCCATACAGCCCCCGGCGCAACTCCTCCTCCCACCAGAGCAGACTTTGGTGGGGGGCTTGAGCCATAAGGTCTTGAAGGTATTTGAAGTTTTTGATTACCACCTTCGGGATTATGGTGCGCAAGCGGTATTCTTCGGGGATACAGGTGGGCTCGTCCCCTTCTTCGGCCAGGGGAGTCGGTTTCTTGTAGAACCAGAGCCGGATGGTTTCGTTGGCCTTGGGATAGATGCCGAGCATGGAGTCGTCTTGCGTGACGCCGATATGGGAGATATGGTCGCCGGTTTCATCGTGGTCGATGTCCAGGGCGTCCAGCTCCTCCCAGCGTTTGCAGACATAAATATCGTTCCACTCGCTATCCCGGGCTTGAAACAGGTTCTTATGGAAAGCTACCTGGGTGGAGGACAGGGCGGCAACCTCGATGGTGCAATCATCGTTACCCCCACCCAAGGTAGGCTTTCCGGCCCCAGTTGTGTAGTTATTGCCCCCATCGGTCAGCTTCACGGCGGTCACGACGCCGGCCGCAACTTCCGTGACCACCACTTCAGCACCGACGGCCCCGGCCTCCACGATGGTCAGAATGTCGCCTTCGGAGTAGCCGGTGCCGCCGTTGGTGATGGCGATGGTGGCTATTTCGCCCATGGAGTCGGGCGGGTTATAAAGCCAGTTCGCCGTGGTGCAGACAAGGTTGATGGGGGATAAGAGGCGCAGTCCAGGCAGGTCGAAATCGGAGGCCAGGTCTAAGACCGCATCGTTAATCCAATCCTTGAAGTAGGGCTCCAATGAGTCGTCCAGGACAATCAAGGCCAGCTCAGACCGTAACCTAGCCAAATTCGTCATGTGAACCTCGCCGTGGTTTATTCATCCACGATACCCAAACGACGCTTGGCGGCTTTCTCCAGCTCGACCCCGCATTGAGGGCAGAACTGTGCTGGAGGGGTGTCTGTGCTACCATCCGGGTTGACGCTGAAGGGTCGCACCAAAGATGGGTCATAGACTAGCTCGCAAGCAGGGTTTGGGCATATCGTTAAAAAGTCCGCCATTCACATTAAACCTGCGCTTCCATAGGTTCAGGTTTGGGTTCAGGGAGGGGTTTTGGAGGCCGTGCGCTCTTTTTCTTGGGCGGCGGCTTCTTCTTCTTGGGAGCGGCCTTTTTGGGCGGCTCCGCCTTCTTTTCCATCCAGTCGGGGACTTCCGAGGGCTTCTGTTCCTCTTGGGAGAGGAAAATCCGAATCAGAAGCTCCTGGTGCTGTCCCGGCTTGATGGCCTGGGTGATGTCGGCAATAGTCCTTACGGGCTCCCCGTCCTCAAAGACCAGGGTGTTGTCGGGCCGGATGGTTATGCCCCGGGCTCTGTCCTGGGCATCCTCGTCGTTGCGATGAATAAACCATTCCTGAGCCTCAGCCCGTTCCTTGGGGTTCTCGATGATTTCCAGGTCGCTGGCCTTGCTGACGGGCAAGCCGGAACTGTGGCAGTAGCTCCCGTCGGACAGCTTGTGAATCATCTTTTCGTGCATAACCCAGGTCTGCACGACCAGAATCTTCCCGTATTTCCCGGTGTCCAGCTCTTGGGGCTGGGTAGCCGGGAAAAGGTTTGCCTCCATGCGCTTTAGCCGTTCATACTCGTCCCGGTCAACTTGGATAAGATGGTCAACAGCTTCCATAACCCCTCTCTTTATTGTCCTTCGACTTTGAGTTTAACGGAGGTAGCCGCAGGAGCCCCCACGAACTCGACCAAGGGGCCGTCGGCTCCTGCGCTATAATCTCCGTAGTAAATCAACAGTTTATGGTTAGCAATGTCGATTACATAGATGTAACCACCACTCACCACGGCTGGGGCAAAGTTGATTTGCTTGTAGAGCTTGAAATACCCCAGGTTCGGCAGAGGAATCCCACCGGCCGGATAGGTCAAGGCTCCGTCCCCAAACTCCAGGGTCGGATAGACCACCCTATTGAAGTGCATCATATCTGTGCAACCCGGGCCGACGGTGACGGTCACATCGCTGGCGGCTAAGTCTGCCATAGTGACCTCCTTTAGACGGTTACAAGGTCAAAGTAGTCCATCAACTCGGTGATTTCGGGCCGGAAGAAGAACAGGGGCTTGGGAATCCCTGCACCGGCGGCGGCACCACCAGTTGTGCCTTGCACCTTCTGTTCAATGATGAACTGCTGGCCGGCGGCAAGGTCAACGGGAGAGAAGAAGTTGGCCTTGATTTCGCCGTCGGCCCAGGCGTTCACGGCGGTTATGGTGCATAGCTCTACCCGGCCCACATCGCTGTTGTGAGTTACCCGATAGTCCAGGGAAAGAACCTGGGCCACAGCGTCAACTACATAGGCTGTGGTGATTTCGAGCAACAGGCCCACCAGAACCAGAGGCAGGGGGGCCGTAAACACATACAGGTCGGCGGCGGCGGCGTTGTAAGCCGTCGGAGTGTAAGCCGAATCATCCGGGTAGTAAACCGAGGCTTGATAAGAGCCATAGATTGCCCAACTCATGTTGTATCCTCCTCCTGGTGGACTTTACAGGCTGGTTATGCGGATGATTTTCGCCATGCCGTCGGTGGCAACGGCCCAAATCGAACCGAGGGCTAACAAGCCATACCAGGCGGCCGCATGGGAACGCCCGAAGTCCATCTGATAGTTGCTCTGCACCCGCAGATGAGGGGTATCAACCTCGATGGCGGCTACGCCCTCATCGCCAAACACAACGGCCTCACCCAAGGTGGTGCTGGTGCCGGCGGTGTTGCTGAAGGCGAGCTGGCGGTTGGTTTCGACCCAGCGAATACCCTCAGTCATGCCCTGCTCGCCTTTGTAGAAAAAGTCGCCCTTCTGGAGATACAGGTGCGGCAGAATCCAGTCGGGGTCGTTCTTCAGGCTCCGCATATTGCGGTTGCAGGAGAGGCCGACATAGTTATCCCCTTCATAGGGCGGGGTGTGGATGGTGTCCCGGAGATAGTCCACCAACTGCTTACAATGGGCGTAAGTCAGGCCCACGGTCGCAGTCGCCAGGGGCAGACCGGCGGTGCCGAAAGTGCCGGCGACGGTGCTGGTGGGGGTGAAGCAAATGAGAACCGCCGTGGCGTCCTTAAAGGCCGTGGCCGATTCGGTGTCCAGGGCGTTGGTCATTTGCCGCTTCAGCTCTTTCTGGAGGAAGTTGGAAGGCTTGAACTTGGAGAGCTGTTCCGCCAGGTTCGTGTATTCCACACCTTCCCCGAACTCCTCGACCTTCAGGGCTCGGTCGCCCAGGGAGAGCTTCCGCACCGGGATGCGGGTAATTTCAGTCAATTTACTGGTGGTGTTCTGCGGCAGGGGGGTAACGTGCATCATATGAACATACTCGCCCTTCCCCTTGCCAAAGCCGGTGCCGGGGTCCATCGTGAACTGATAAACCTTACAATCTCCCATGCTTACATCGAGGAGCTTGTCCGATATATAATGGTTCTTGAAAACCCCGACAGCACTATCCCATGTCCAGTTATGAGGTGCGGCCATGGATTAACCTCCTTAGATTTGTCGCTGTTGTCGCCACTTGTCCTTGATTTCACTCAGTTTCCGTGGCTTTTCATCTTCCGTTGGAGTTTCTTGAACAGGAGTTGAGCTACCCCGCTCCAGAACTTGCTGGTCCGGGGTAGCGGCTCCCTTTTCCCGGGCTCGGTCGGCGTTGAGCCGCTTTACCTCGGAAACCATGAAGTCAACTTGCTCTTTCAGGGTTACGCCTTCGTGATACGGAGCCCGATTCAGGGCATCCCAAAACAGGCGGTCAACCGCTTCGTCGTCCATGTTGAGCCCAGCTTC